TAATTATATTTTGACTAATACTGGGGAGAGAATTTTAAATCCAACATTTGGAGCTAACCTAAGAGCACAATTATTTGAAAATATTACCGAAGATAATTTATCAGCATTAGAAATAAAATTAATAAATGATATAAGAAGATATTTCCCTTCAGTAAAAATAAATCAACTAACCTTATCTCCTATATACGACGAAAATGCTATACAATTAGTTATGGTCTATTCAGTATTAAATAATGCAACGCAAACTATACAAATTACTTTATAATGGCAACTGAAAATAGAGACATAAAATATATTAATAAAGACTTTGGCGAATTAAGAACATCTCTTATTGAATTTGCTAGAACATATTTCCCAACAACGTACAATGATTTTACCCCAGCATCACCTGGTATGATGTTTATGGAAATGTCTGCATATGTTGGAGATGTAATGTCCTTTTATCTTGATAATCAAATTCAAGAAAATTTTATACAATTTGCTAGACAACAAGACAATTTATATACTCTAGCATATATGTTAGGTTATAGACCTAAAGTTACAGGTGCCGCAACAGTAGATATTGATTTTTATCAACAAGTGCCCTCATTATTATCTGGGAGTACATATTCTCCAGATTATAGATATGCATTACAAGTAGCAGAAAATACTTCTGTTAGATCTAATTTAGTAGGAGCTACTAGTTTCTTAGTACAAGACCCTATAGATTTTTCGTTTTCTAGTTCATTAGATCCTACACAAGTTACTATTTATAGTTTAAATGGAGATGTACCTGAGTTCTACTTACTAAAAAAGACTCGCAAGGGGATATCAGCTAATATTCAAACAAAACAATTTACTTTTGGGACACCTGAGCGTTTTCAAACTATTGAGATAAATGATAGTGATATAATTGGAATTTTAGATATAGTTGATAGTGATGGAAATGAATGGTATGAAGTACCTTATTTAGCACAAGAAATGATATTTGATACTATTAAGAATACTAATCCAAATGATCCTAATACTTACACAGACCAAGGTGAAACTCCATATTTATTACAGTTAAGAAAAGTCCCTCGTAGATTTGTATCTAGATTTACTTCTCTAACATCTTTACAATTACAGTTCGGAGCAGGAACTAATACACAAAATAATGATGAAGAAATAATTCCTAATAATGACAATGTTGGGTTAGGATTACCATATAAACGTTCATTACTAACTACAGCATTTTCACCTGCTAACTTTTTATACACAAATACTTATGGTATTGCTCCATATAATACTACATTAACTGTAAGATATTTAACCGGAGGAGGAACATCAGCTAATATTCCTGCGAATTCTTTAACAGCTATATCTACAACATCTAATATTAAATTTCAAACTAATAATTTAGATCCTGTACTATCACAAACTGTATTCGATTCAGTGGCAGTAAATAATTCATCTGCTGCTTCTGGAGGTCAAGATGGTGATACAACAGATGAAATAAGATTTAATGCTTTATCAACATTTGCTACTCAGTTAAGAAGTGTAACCCAAGATGATTATTTAGTTAGATCTCTAAGTTTACCATCACAGTATGGAACAATAGCAAAAGCATATGCTGAACCAGAAAAAATAGAAAATTTACTACCAGGAGAAACTCCTTCAATACTAAATTTATATGTTTTAGCTTTTGATCATAACAAAAAACTTAAAACTGCTTCAAATACATTAAAGAAAAATTTAAGTACTTATTTATCTCAATATAGAATAATAAATGATTCTATTAAAATAAAAAATGCTTTTGTTATAAACATTGGAGTAGAATTTGATTTAATAGTGCTCCCTGAGTATAATAATAATGAAGTGATATTTAATTGCATTCAAGCTCTAAAAGATTATTTTGATATAAATAAATGGCAAATAAATGAACCTATAATTTTAAGAGATTTATATGTTCTTTTAGATAAAATTAATGGAGTACAAACTATAAAGAAAATAGATATTGTAAATAAAGTAGGAACTAATTTAGGATATTCACAATATGCTTATGATATTAGTGGCGCTACTCAAAATAATGTTGTTTACCCTAGTTTAGACCCAATGATATTTGAAGTAAAATATCCTGACACAGATATAAAAGGTCGTGTAGTACCTTTATAATTTTTATATTTATAACAAAATGGCAATTTATAAAATATTTCCTACTAAAGATGCTTCTATATACTCAGCTTATCCTAATAAAAATACTGGATTAGATGAGATATTAGAATCTTCTACTAATATTAGTTTGACTGGTACACCTCAAGTCAGTAGATTTTTAATCCAATTTTCTAATACTGAAATAATTGATATTATTGAAACTAAAATAAGCGGAAGTCAATGGCAAGCTAATTTTAGAGGATTTCTAGCATCATTAGATGGGTTAAACTTAGATACAACATTAGAACTATACCCTATTTCAGGTTCATGGGATATGGGTACAGGAAAATATCTATATAATCCTGAATACACTAATGGAGTTAGTTGGACTTACAGATCTTATTCTGGAAGTAACGCTTGGTCAACAAGTAGTTTTTCAGCGAATGTAACAGCTTCTTATTCTACTGAAGTAGGAGGTGGAACTTGGTATATAAGTTCATCAAACGCTACTATAATCCCTATATACGGTACTCAAACGTTTACATACGCAGATTCTGGTGATATCAATACAGATATTACAAATATGGTGAAAGGTTGGTATAGTGGCTCTATAACAAACGATGGGCTTATTATAAAACAAGCTATAGAATTTGTTAATAGTGAAGATTATCAAGTAACAATGAAATTCTTTTCTATTGATACACATACTATTTATCCACCACAATTAGAGTTTAAATGGAGAGATTATACTTGGAATACAGGATCTTCTACTTCAACTATAATAAATGCTAATCCTGCAACAATATCTGTAGCTAATAATCCTGGAGTCTTCTATTCAGAGAGTATAAATAAGTTTAGAATAAATGCTAGACCTACTTATCCTTCAAGAACTTTTCAGACAGCTTCCATATATACAACAAATTATTATCTTCCAACATCATCATATTATGCTGTAAAAGATTTAGATACTAATGAATTTGTGATAGATTTTGATAATCAATATACTCAATTAAGTGCTGATTCAAATAGTAGTTATTTTACTTTATATATGAATGGATTAGAACCTGAAAGATATTACAAAATTTTAATCAAAACTGTAATAGACGGTTCAACAA